GTTCGTCGCGTAGAAGACTATGGTTTTCGAGAGAATTTGGACTTCTGCTCATTTTTGAGCGAAAGTTCAGGCGGTCGCCCATCAAAGGAATACCACGTCTCAATCGACATGGCGAAAGAGCTTGCTATGGTCGAGCGGAACGAGAAGGGCAAACAGGCCCGTCAGTATTTTCTGGAGTGCGAGCGCAGAGCAAAAGACCCGGCCAACATGCTCATGGCTCGCCTGAATGACAATAACTTCCTGCGATCAACGCTTCTCACCTACACCGAGAAAGTTGCAGTACTGGAAGAGCAGGTTGCGGAACTCGCCCCGAAGGCGGATGCATTGGACCGGATCGCTACCGCTGACGGGTCGCTTTGTATTACCGATGCCGCCAAAACCATGCAGGTGAGTCCGAAGAACCTGTTCGAATTCCTGCGTTCCAATGGCTGGATTTATAAGCGCCCTGGTACAAGTCACGATGTGGCCTATCAATCCAAGATCAGCGCTGGTCTCCTCGAACATAAGACAAGCACCGTTTATAGGCCTGATGGGACGGAGAAAATTACGACACAAGCCCGTGTGACGCCGAAGGGAATGGCGTTTCTTGCAAAAGTGTTTCCTTCCGTCGCTACCGCTGCATAGGGTTCCAAGCACATGACCAGCCTTTACGCCCTGCCTGCCCCCTTGGCATTGTCGAGAGGGATACCCGGCCCCTTGTCTGGCGACTTGGCCACTCTTGGCCCGGATTTTGAGGCGGCCTGCCGAGAAGACAAAATCGCGTTGGCTACCGGCACTGATGAGGAATCAGATGCAGCATATGACAAGGTAAGTAACCTGGTTGATCGGATACTAGCTTCGCCTGCGCGGAATCTGGCGGGACTGCAAGTAAAAGCACGTGCCTTGTTATGGTGCCGGTCCGGAAGTCTTGATCTTGGCATCGAAGACTCGGGCACAACAGACGTGAAGTTGATAGAATCCATCATTTATGACCTCTATGAAATGATTGGCGTCACATGAAAATCCGCATAACCCGCCCGTTCACGGGCTACCCCGGCGGCGTGGAAACACGTTACGCCGCCGGGCAAACCGTCGCCGTGCCCGGCGACATTTCGCAGGAAGATGCCGACATCTGGGTCGGCAAGAAGCTGGCCGTATGGATCGTGCCGCAACAGAAAAAGGGAAAGAAAAATGAGACTTGATCAAGTAACGGTTGATTTGACCAAAGTGGAACAGGGCGTATGGATTGATAGTATTCCCGGAATGGCAGATTTGCGCCTCAAGGTTCGCCCGCTCAATAATCCGGATTTCCAGCGGATGCAGGATAGAATGATTTCTACGGCCCTGCGCGGATCGCGGAACGGCAAGGACATCCCATTTGATGCCCGTGAAAATATTGTCTCCAAGTGTCTGCACGAAACAGTGCTGATGGATTGGAGCAATCTTGATGGTGCTGACGGACCCCTGCCCTATAGCCGTGAACTGGCGCTTGATCTGCTCCAGAAACCGGAATACCGGCTGTTTCGTGAGGCGGTTGCCTGGGCTGCCGGGGCTGCTGATGAGGATTTGCGTGCGGCGACGGAGTCCGACGTAAAAAACTGACAGACGCCCTCCGCTGGCATTTGTCCTGGGGCGACAAGGAAAAGTTTTTCCGGGACATAGCCGACGAGACGGGCGAGATTCCTGATCCGCTCCGGCTCAAGCCGGACATGGTGGATCACCTATCCACCATCTGGCGGGATTTTTTCGAATTGAGCAGTACCCGTAATCTGGGTTTCGGTGCCGTCGGCCCGATACCGTGGATCGCGATATCGGCCTATGCCGAGCGCATGGGAATCAATGATCCGGATGAATTCGAGCGTTTCACGACGCTGATCCGGATCATGGATGGCGAATATCTGACGTTTATCGGCGAAAAGAGTAAAAAAGAACAGGCTAATCGTTCGGAATGAGCAGCTTTGCATTTTTCTCAGACAAACAACCTCCAAGCTTTAAAACAGTAGCTTTCATCTCATATAAAAACTCATCATTTGGATTTAAAATTGTTTGAAATTTAAATACTTTGTCATAACTAAAAGCCATATATCCAACATAGGCACCGAAACCGTTCTTACTGTTTACTTCACCGCAAATTATTTCTCCTTTGCGGACCGAAAACAGATTACGAAACAATGTTGACCCGGGGTCACGCATCTCGTCGCTGACGGCCTTCATGGCTGTTTTCAGTGTTTCCGGGTCAATCCGTCTGGCTGAATCGTCGGTGACAGATTGAGCAGAAGCCGGCACCGCCAGCACGGCGGCAAGGCAGGCAAAACCGATTATTTTCATCACACCCCCAGAGGTAAACAATTATGGCTGCGCTTGAGAGCATCCGCCTGCTGACGATCAAAGGGCAAACGGTCGGTTTCGACAAGGTAGAATCCGACCTTGGCAAGGTTGCCAGTGCGGAAAAGCAGTTGGGCGACGCCAGTGCAGCAGCGGCGCAGATAATGGAAACATCATCGCGCCGGCAGATATCCGCCGCCAATGCTTTGGACAGGTTGTCGAAACAGATCGATGCCACTTATCGGGCGCAACAGGGAATGACACGCGGCCAGGGGGTTCTCGATCGCGCCCTGCAGCAGGGTTTGCTATCAACGGAACAATATAACCAGAAGCTCGGCCAGTTGCAGCAACGTTATACCAGCCTGCCGCAGGCAAACGACAATCTGACCCGATCCCTGACACAGCAGATCGCCGCCTTCACCGGGCTGGGTGGCGCCGTCGGCAATGTTTCCGGCATCATCGGCAGGTTCTTCCCGATGCTGTCCGGGCTGGCGACGGCGGCGGGCATGGTCAATTCGGTCAATCTGTCCGCACGCTATGAGACCCTCGGCGTGGTGCTGCATCAGGTCGGGAAGAATGCCGGTTACTCGGCGCAGGAAATTGATCGCTACGATGCCTCAGTGCAGCGGAGCGGTATCACCATGACGGAATCCCGCAACACCGTGACCCGCATGATTCAGGCGCATCTCGACCTGTCAAAATCATCGCAACTGGCGCGGGTGGCACAGGATGCCGCTGTGATCGGCGATATCAATTCGTCACAGGCGCTGGAGCGGCTGGTGCATGGTATTCAAACGGCACAGACGGAGGTGTTGCGCGGGATCGGCATCAATGTCAGTTTCGAACAATCATATGCCACATTGGCCCGCCAGATCGGCAAAACCGCTGGCGACCTAACCGAAACGGAGAAAACTCAGGCGCGAATGAACGCCGTGTTGCAGGCGGGCACCCAGATCAGTGGCACCTATGCCGCCTCACTCGATACACCTTCGAAACAATTGTCTTCGATGAAGCGCATTGTAGAGGATATGATGGTCGAGGCAGGGCAGAAATTGCTCCCCGCCTATACATTGGCTGTCAAGGGTGTCGGCTCGGCCCTGACCATGCTTGCGCAGAATCTCGACCTTGCCATCGCGGCACTTGCTACTTTCGGAACTTACATGGCAGCCCCCGCCATACAGGGCATCGGCAAAAGTTTTCTGACAGCGGGCGGCAATGTTCTGTCCTATGTCTCGGCGCTGAATACGGCCAATTTTTCCCTGTCTGCCATGACCATGCGTGTACGCACCCTGACCATGGCGCTTGCCACATCCCCGGTTGCATGGATCACCGCGATCGGTGCCGGGCTGGCGTTGTGGGCAACCCATACCGACAGCGCCACCCGGGCGATGGAGGAACATCAACGGATCATAGGCGCGGTACGGGAGGCTTACGAAGCCGCAGGCGGGGCGGTTGATGTGTGGGGCACGGAAATCAAGAACGTCACAACATTGCAGATTGAGGCGCATATGCGCCAGTTGCAGAGTGAATTTCAGAGATCCGTGCAGGGTTTGTTCGCGATGTCTGTCACCGCCAGCACCAAGATGGGACAATCTGACATGTTCCCGCAACTGTCGGAGTTATTGCGGCAGCTAGACCGGGGGGAAATCAAGATCGCGGAATTTCAAAGGAGAGTGAATCAGCTTGGTTCTTCGGATTCCTTTTTCCGCCCTCTGGCTGTGGATATTCTTGATGCCTCCCGAAGGATATCGGAACTCGAAAAGCAGTTGCAGGAAGCCGTTGAGTCCTTAAAGGTTGCCAGGGGCGAGGCGGATGCCATGTCAAACGCCGTCCTCGGTGTCGGCAACAGCGCCGCCCGAGCCGCTGGCCAGATAGGCAGTTTCGCCGATGCCATCAAGGCGTTGCAGGCATACGACCCGAAACTGGCGGCAGAACAGAAGATTACTGAAAATGTTGGAAAGGCGCGCTCCGATCTTAAGAATGCTTATATTGAAGCGATCCACGAATCCGGGGAGGATAGCGGAGCATATAGCAACTTCGCCAGGCGTAACGAAATAGTGGCTGATGCTAGTTTCCGCAATGCTGTCGATAACATCACCGAGCTCAGGAAACAGGAAGAAGATCTTGGCAAGGCAATAGATAAAAACAATATAGATTCCCTGCCCGAACAGTCCCGTAAACTGGCTGAGGTCAATCAACAATTCGATGCCCGCAAGAAAAAGATTGAGGAAATTCTGAGCCGTCCTGATGCTGATCTGGGTGCTACGCAGAATCTGCTCAGGGAAAATGAGGTTCAACGTGAACGGGCTCTGGCCAATGCCCGCCGCGACATTGCCGAAAAAGCCGCGAAGTCCGCCGATTCCCGCGACGATTACGATAATATGGTCCGCCGGATGGAGGATCAGACGCGGAAATTGCAGGAACAGGCGGCAACCTATGGCATGGCGGCGGAGCATGTGGCGCGCTACCGGGCGGAACAGGAGTTGCTGACAGCGGCGCAGCGGGCCGGGCGTGATCTGACGCCGCAATTGCGGGCGGAGATCGGCGGCATTGCCGATAGCTACGCCGAGGCGGCGAAACGGGTCGAGGATCTGAAAAAATCGCAGGATGCCGCCAACCAGGCGATACAGGGCTACGCCCAACTCGGTTATGACCTGTTCGACGGGTTTATTTCCGGTGCCAAATCGTTTGATCAGACCATCAACGACCTGACAAAATCCATTATGAAAATGGTGGCGCAGGCGGCGCTGATGGGAACCGGGCCGTTTGCCGGGCTGATGGGGCTGGCGCCGGCAAACGGGCAATCCACCGGCGGGCTGTTCGGGGCGCTGGGTAAGATGTTCCCGGGCGGGCAATACCATAACGGCGGCATGGTCGGTTACGGTGGTACGCCCCGGATGCTCAATCCGCTGGATTTCATCAACGCGCCGCGATTTCACAACGGTTTGCGGCCCGATGAGCTGCCGGCCATCCTGCAGCGTGGCGAATATGTGCTGTCCCGCGCCGATATCGCGGCGATCAATGCCGGCCAAACGGCGGCATCCGCTCCGGTTGCGGCGGCATCCATCAACGGCAACCGCAAATCGGAGCCGCCGGTGGTCAATCTCTATGGCGCACCGGAGGGGACCGAGGTCCGGCAGAACGATGACGGCTCGCTGGATATCATTTTGCAGCAGAATGACCGGCGCATGGCGGCGGACGCGGCGCGCGGGCGTGGTCCGCTGGCGAAAACCCTGCAACCGCAACGCCATTTGAGGGGCTGACATGGCATTACCCGCCTGGCCGGATGGCCTGAATTACAAACCGTCGCGGGACGGATACGGCGTCGGCGAGGCATACGCCCCGCCGCGAACCACCGAATTCGAGGATGGCCCGCCGCTGTCCCGCAAAACCTCGCTGTTGCGGCGGGCGCGCCATAGCTGCAAAATCGAGTTCCTGACCTCGGCGGATTACAACCGGTTCCGCCAGTTCGTAGAATTCGACCTGGCGAACGGCACCTCGCGTTTCACGATGCCGGTTTTCGATCCGGCGATCGATGGCTATGCCGTGCGCATCGTCCAGATCGACAAAGGGGCGGTCAAGGCGGACGTATCCGGGCTCGGCTGGGTCGTGTCTTTTACATTGATGATTTTTGACTGGTGATCCGATGGACAAACTGACAGAGGCGATGCGTGAGGCGTATGCCTCGCCTGAATATGATGAGGTGATCATAGACACGCTGCATCTCGACCACGCCTCATTTGAGCGCCCGATTTATATCGCCTGCAACGTGCCGGAAAATATCCCGTTGCCGATCGAGGAAAACGGTCCGCTGTATGAATTTGTGGCGATGGGAATCAGGGTGACGCCGCCGTCATTTGACGATGACGGCATGTCGTCGGCGCAGGTGCAGATCGACAATGTTTCCGGCCTGCTGGAGGGGCATACGCGGGCGGCGGT